CGCTCGAAGCCGAGGGCGTGTCGCCGCGATGCATCGAGAAGTGGCGCTCGCAGGCTGACGCAGGACGCGAGCCATACGCGGATTTCTTCGGCGCTGTCGCACGCGCGCGCTCGGCATTCGAGCAGTCCATGCTCGACCAGATACGGCTGCAAGCCAAGCCCACGCAGGCTGGCGAGGAAAGCGACTGGAAAGCTCGCGCATGGCTGCTTGAGCGCACGATGCCTGAGACGTACGCGCCCTCGCAGCAGCTCGTCATCCGCGCGCAGGAGGCCGCGGCAAACGACGTGCTGACGGCTGCTCGCGAGTGCTTGCCGTCTGAGTGGTACGCGGTGCTGCTCGCGCGGCTTGCTGGCGATGACAGGGCCGACGACGACGAGGCCGCAGACGAGGCGCATTGATGACGGTGCGCGAGCTGATACGCGGTCGGCGGCAGGCGCAGGTGTCGACGCGGCTGCGAGCGGCAGCGGCGCAGGAGCTTGAGCGACTGCGCGCGGAGAAGTCGCCGTCACGCGAAGACCCGCGGCGCAGGCTGAGCCTCGTGGATTACGTGCACGCGCTGTCTCCGCGATGGGAGCCGCCGCAGCACCTCGCGCCGGTGGCCGCTCTCTTCGAGCGCGCGATGCGTGGCGAGACGGTGCGTGCGTGCGTGAGCGTCCCGGCGCAGTTCGGCAAGACCACGCTGATCCAGCATGGAATCGTGCAGATGCTGTCGCGTCATCCGACGTGGCCAGTGGTGTACGCGTCGTATTCGGCCGACTTCGCGCACGACCGCAGCAAAGAGATTCGCGACCTCGCACGCGAGGCCGGGCTGTCACTGCGCGACGACACGAGCGCGGCTGGACGCTGGCGTCTGGTCGAGGGTGGTGGTCTGCTCGCGACGGGCATCGGCGGGCCGCTCACCGGCTATGCCGCGCAGGTCGTCGTGGTCGATGACCCGCACAAAAATCGCGAAGAGGCTGAGTCGCGGCGCGAGCGCGAGAAGATTTCCGACTGGCTGCGGTCGACGGCGCTCACGCGCATCGCGCCCACGGGCTCGTGCATCGTTGTGCATACACGCTGGCATCCCGACGACCTCATCGGCAGGCTCGAAGCTGACGGCTGGGAGGTCGTGAATCTCCCGGCGATCACCGCCGAGGACGAGTCGCTGTGGCCGTCGCAGCGCCCGCGTGAGTTCCTGCGCCAGCGCGAGCGCGAGGTCGGGCCGTACGAGTGGGCAGCGCTTTACATGGGCCAGCCTCGAGCGCGCGGTGGCGCAGTTTTCTCAGCAACGCCGACGACGTACTCGACGCCACCGGGCGAGCTCACGCGCGGCATCGGGCTCGACCTCGCATACTCAGCGAAGACGAGCGCGGACTGGTCGGTGGCAGTGGTGATGGGCAAGGCGGGACAAGGGCAGGACGCGCGGTACTACGTCCTCGACGTGCTGCGCGCGCAGATGCGTGCGAGCGATTTCGCGCAGCAGCTCGCGATGCTTAGGGCACGCTGGCCGCACACCGCGTCGCGCATCTACGCAGGCGGCGCTGACCGCGGCGCGCTCGACTTCCTCGCGCTGCCGCCACCTCGAGGAGTCGGGCTGCAAGTCGAGGTCAAGACGGCCATCGGAGACAAGTACGCGCGCGCCACACCGCTGGCAGCAGCGTGGAACGCGGGCCGCGTGCTCGTGCGCGAGGGCGCTGCGTGGCTGCCTGACCTCTGCGACGAGGTCGCGCGATTTACGGGGCAGGGCGACGCGCACGACGACCAAGTCGACGCGCTCGCGGCTGCGTTCGACCTGCTCGCGGAGATGCACGTCGGCAGCGGCGTCGCGAGCACTGGCAGGCGCGTGTCTGCTGACCTGACGACAGACTACGCGCCCCGCGTCGGGCGCAAGAACTACTGGGGTTAGCCGATGACGTCTCGCAAGCCACGCACGCAGAAGACCGCGCCGGTCGCTGCCGCTGCGCCTGAGCCGATGGGGCCGGTCACGCGCATCCCCGAGATGGGTCGCGTCATCAGGCCGCAGTCGCTGTCGGCCATCAGCGGGCGCGCGCTACAGCCGGTGTCGCCGGGGCGCATCTCGACGGCGCTGCGCGAGCTCGACTTCGGCAATTACGAGTATTGGGCGGACATGGCGACGCAGATGCGCCGTGACCCCGTCGTGCGTCGCGCGTACTCGACGCGCCGCTCGTCGGTGGCTGGCCGCGGCTTCGCCGTGCGCATGGCCGACGACGTCGCGCCCGAGATGCGCGGCGCTGCTGAAGAGCTGGTGCAGTTGACCAAGGAATGGCTCGTGTCGCTTGAGGCGCGCGAGACGTTCCTGATGCGCGTCCTCGACGCCATCGGCATGGGCATCTCGTGTCACGAGCTGGTGTGGTCGCGTCGCGGCGGCGCGTGGATGCCGCAGCCGGTGCCAGTGCAAACGCGCAACTTGCGGTACGCGCAGGACTGGTCACTCGAGGTCAGGGACTTTGACTACCAGTGGTACAACACGATCAACTATCCGGCGAAGTTCCTCGTGCACGTGCCGTGGACGGACCCCGGCCGGCCGATGGACCAAGGCGACTTCCTCGCGGCGGTCTTTTACTGGATGTTCAAGCGCAACGTCTGGACGTTCTGGTTGGTTGGCGCTGAGCGATTCGGCAATCCACTTGTGCTCGCGCAGATGGCCGCGTCGTCGGATAGCGCGCAGCGGCAGCGCATCCTCGACGACCTACAGCAGCTCACGGCCGACAGCGTCGGTGTCACGAGCGGCACGTCGGATATCAAGATCATCGACCCTGCAGGCGCAGGCTCGACGGGCGTCTGGAAAGAGCTTCGTGCGTCGCTGAACGAGGAGCTGTTCCTCGCGCTCGGCGTCAGTCCCGATCTCTATCTCAGCGGCGCAAACGGCTCGCGCTCGAGCACGGAGACGCGCGACGGCGTGCGGCTCGAGAACAGCAAGCTCGACTCGACGCTGATGTGGGGCTCAATCACGCGCGACGTGGTCAGGTGGCTCGCGTACTACAATCTGCGCCGCGCCGATATCCCGCTGCCGGTCATCGAGACGCTCTTTGACGACAGCCTGCCGATCACGCGCGACGCCATCGACACCGGCAGCGTGCGCGTCAACGAAATCCGCGCCTCGCTGGGCTTGCCCGCGTGGAGCGTCGAGGACGGCGGCGAGAACATCGCGAAGATTCAGCTACCGCCTGCGCCTCCGGGCTCTCCGCTGCCCTTTGAGGCCGCGCCGCCAGTCGAGACGGGCTCGCCATCGATCGAGGCCGTGACGCCCGCTGAAACGCTCGGAGGTGCGTCCGCGGAGCGCCCTTTCTCGACGTCGCCGGGCTCGGCGCATGGGATGCCAGCGCTGTCGATGACGTCGGCGACTTCGCGGACGTCCTCGCTCTCAGCGACCCCGCGGACAAGGCGCGCGTACAGGCAGTAATCGGGCGACCGTACGTCGTCGCCGCGGAGACTACGCTTGAGGGCGTCGTCGCGTTCACGCCGGTACGCGAGGCCATCGCCGTCGCGTCGGCCGGTGGCGCGAGCGCTATCGAAGAGGCCGTCGCCGCGTTCAAGGGCACGCCGGAACTTGAGCGGCTGATTTACGAAGCGTCGGTGAAATCCGACCTCGCAGGCCAGATGTTCGTGCGCCTCGTGGAGCTCGACCCGCAGGGCGCGCAACGGCAGCTCGCGGTCGACTTGCGGCCCGCGTTCTTGAAGATGCCATTTTCGGAAGCGGTGGCCTTCTGGCGCGAGCGCGGCGGTGACCCCGACATCCTCGAGTTTGTGCTGCGCGCGTATCGCCGTCGCGCTGCGCTGGCCACCGACGAGCAGCTCGACGTCATCTCGCGACGCGCCGTCGAGGAGCTACAGCGCACGCTCGAAGAAGGCAACACGCTGCGCGACTTCCGACGCGCGATGGAAGACCAGACCATCACGCTCGGCATTGCGCCGCAGGATCCCAGTTACCTTGAGAACGTCTACAGGACCAACGTCGCAAGCGCGTATGGCGCGGGACGCTGGACGCAAATGAATGACCCCGACGTCCTCGAGGCTCGCCCGTATAGGCAGTGGCTCACGGCGCAGGACAATCGCGTGCGCGCTGAGCACGCGCCGATGAATCGCAAGGTTTGGCGCGCTGATGATTCGTCGTTCGCGAACATCTCGCCGCCTGCCGGATTCCAGTGTCGCTGCGTCATCACGACGCTGTCGGAAGAAGAACTCCGCGACGAGGGCTTGCAGGTCATCACCAGCATCCCATCGGGATTCATGCTGACGCCCGGCTTCGGCGCATCGTCTTTTGTGAGGTCATAATGGCATCTACCGCAACAGCCTTCGACGGCTCACGCAAGCTCGCGCTGCGCGCCACGCTCGGCGCGTTCGCTGACGTCGCCGCGCAGCCCACCATGAAGGCACCGCTGCTCGCCAACGCTCAGTGCTCGTGGGTTGAGATGGCCTACGAGAGCGAGTGGAACGGCCACCCAGCTGGGCCGTTTGCATTCACGCGCGAAGTCTTCGGCGACATCAAACGCCTCTACGACGCAGGCGAGCAGCCGGTGCCCGTGCTCTGGGGCCACCCGCGCCACGACATGGGCGTGCCCATCGACGCGGCTGGCTGGATTCAGGCGCTCGAGGTGCGCGACGGCGCGACGGGCTGCGAGCTGTGGGGCTACGTCGAGTGGACTGACGACGCCGCCAAGCGCATCGCGTCGGGCGCGCAGCGCTTCTGCTCAGTCGTTGTTGACTTCGCGCCGATTGACCGCGCGACTGGCGAGGTCGCTGGCCTCGCTGAGCTGTACGAGCTCGGCCTCACGCCGTCACCGTTTCTACCGGGCATGACGCCCATCACTCTCTCCCGCGTCGGGACTCCGTCGCGGAGGTCAACAAGGAGTCTCGCAATGGATCCCACGAAGGTTTTGATGGCAATCGCGACGGCGCTCGGTCTCAAGAAAGACGCGACGCCGGAGAAAATGAAGAAGGCGTTTGACGCGCTTGTGGCGCTTGCGGGCGCGATGGCCGAGGAGGCCATGCCCGCTGCGACGATCACGGAGGAAGTTGTCGACGCGGCGATGAACGAGAAGAAGCTCAAGGAGCTTTCGCGCATCGCGCAGGGCATCCGGCGTCTTTCGGGCATCGCGCTTCAGGACGACGTCGCCATGGTCGAAGAGGCCGTCGCGGAGGGGATGCCCGAGACTGAGGAGCTTGTCGAAGAGGCCAGCGAGGCCGCTGCGACGATGGTGCTGTCGAAGCTCGTGGAAGCCACGGGCATGGACGAGGCTGGCGTGCTCGCGGCAGTCACCGAGAAGCTCGACCAGCTTGCGGCGATGCTGGTCGCTGGCCCGGTGAGCGGCATGACGGCCGACGCCAACGCTCAGCTTTCGCGCACGAGCGTCGAGCTCAGCGCGCACAAGGCCCGCGCCGTCGAGCTCGCGGCGACCGTGAAGGCCTTGCAGGCGCAGGTCGCGGAGCTCAGCAAGGAGCGCGAGCAGCGCGTCGCCCTCGAGCGCACCGCGCGCATCGACGCGTCGTTCTCGCGCCTGCTCAGCGAAGGCCGCGTCACCGAGGCGCAGCGCGCCGCGTTCGTGACGGCGTCGCAGCAGTCGGAGCAGATCGCGCTTGATATTTACTCGGCGCTTCCCGCGACCGCGCAGCCGCCCGTCGGCTCGCTCGTCACTGGCCCGAAGGCCCCGACGAACACCCTCGCGCTGTCGGCGTCGCAAGACCCGATCGCCAAGATCTTCGAGGCTGACGCCAAGGCCGCTGGCCTGCGTGGCGAGGCCGCGAAGAAGCACGTCGCCGTGATGCTCAGCAAGCACGCGGCTCGCAACAACTCGGGCGCTTGACGCGCGCTGATATCAACGCTCACTCAGGAGATTCACAATGGCTGCACTCACCGCAATGACCGCGCGTCAGACGCGCAACGACGCTCTCGCTTCCTACGCCACGTACACCTGCACGACCGGCACGACCATCTACGAGGGCTCGCTCGTGATGGTGACGCTCGCGACCGGCCTCGCGCTTCCCGGCGCTGACACCGCTTCGTGCGGCTTCGTCGGCATCGCCACCAACACGGTTGTGTCTGCCGCCGCGGGCGCGACCATCAACGTCAAGTTCGGCCACGAGGAGCTGCTCGGCGCGAACGCGACGCTTGCGGCCGTCACTGGCGCTGCGTGCGTGATCTTCGACTCGGACCTCGTAACCACGGCTGCCGCCGCGACTAACGACGTCAAGGTCGGCGAGATCGTGCAGCCTGTCGGCACTACGGCCGCGTGGGTCAAGATCCGCTCGGCGGCGACGGTTTGATAGCGCTCTAAGCGCCAACGATTTACAGGAGATTCCAACATGGCTGACTCTTCACACGTCATTAATCAGACTGCCATTGACGCGGCAGCAACGGTCTTCCGCACGATGGCCGACGAGCTCTTCACGTCCTCTGCGGACGAAGGCCTCGTCAACGCGATCTGCGAGACGATCCCCGCGGACGGCGGCACGACCACGTCTATCATCCTCGAGGACTTCTTGGGCAACTGGCTCGAGTTCGCCGGTGCGCGCCAGACCGGCGTGTCGCGCGCGTACCGCCTCAACGTCGCGCTGACGTCGTGGGCTGTGCAGCTCAAGGTGCGTCGTCGTGATGCGGAGTACGACCGCACCGGCATCGTCGCGGCGCGCGTGCGGAAGTTCATGAGCGCGGCGCAGAGCTACAAGGACTTTGTGCTGCACACCGGCCTGTTCCTGAACTCGGGCGATGGCCCCGTCGGCTACGACGGCGTCAACCTCATCTCGACCTCGCACCCGAATGGCCCCTCGGGCAATCAGTCGAACAAGACGACCTCGGCGCTCTCGCCGCTGACGTTCGACACGGCGTTCGCGTCGATGACGTCGCTGCAGCGCGAGAACGGCGAGCCGTTCCGCATCGTCCCGCGCTACCTCGTCGTCGGCCCGAAGAATCGGCTCGTCGGCGCGGAGATCACGAAGATGGACATCCGTGGTCGCAGCGTCGCCGCAACGGGCCTCGAGGCCGCTGCGTCGGTCGTCGCGAGCGCTGGCGTCAGCAACGCCTACAACGGCCTCGTTGACCTCATCGTCAATCCGCGCCTCGTCGGCACGCAGGACGACTACTGGTATCTGGTTGGCGAAGGCCCCGGCGGGGCGAAGCCGCTTTTCTTTGTGGAAGGCGCTGCGCCGCGCGAGCAGCTCGACATCGACCTCTCGTCGCCCACGGTCATGCAGAATGACGCGCTGACCTTCGGCTTGATCGCGGACGGCCAGTACGCTGCCGGGATGTGGCAGTGCATCTATGGTGGCATCCTTTGACGACCTCGACATGATTTCTCGCTGAGAGGTCATGTCACCAACAACCGTGCGAGCAGCAGCGCGCATCACGCGCGCGGCCGGTGCAACTCCGGCCTACGGTCCCGCTGCACACCGCAGCGTCATCAGAGGAGATGAGTCATGGAACTTCAATACGATGCGGTTACGCCTTACGGGCACGTCGCCGCCAACGCTCGACCAGAGGCGAGGCTGCTCGTGCGCGTCACCGTGCGCTCCGGTCACATGGGCCAGATGCTCAACGACGGCCGCGCATATGCGAGCGGCACGCATGAGATTCAGATCTATCGCAGCGACCTCCCGCAGCTGATGAAGCTGCTCGAGACGCGCGAGGCTGAGTACGACGCGTGCAAGACCAACCTTCCGCAGTATGTCGCCGCGTGGGTTGCCGAAACGCGTCGGCCTGAGGGCGAGTGCCCGCTGTCGGCTGAGTCGCAGTTCCGCGCGATCACGCTGCGCGACCCGCTGCCGCTCACGAGCGTCGAGGTCGTCGGTGAGCTCGACACCATCGAGCTCGAGCACGAGCGCAAGCGTGCAGCCGTCATCGCGCAGACGGCGGCGCAGGCGTCGACCTCGTCCACCACGGACGCGGCGGTGCTCGGCGGCATCGTCGAGGCGCTGGCGAAAATCAACGCGCGGCTCGACGCTGCGACGCAGCGGCAGGGGCGCTGACGTGGCTGGGGCGAAGCGCAAGGCTAAGGCCGACGCGGAGGCGTCTGCGAGCGCGGCAGAGGCGCTACAGCGGCCGCTAGCTGTCGGAGAAGTCGTGCGCTTCGTGACCTTCGCTGGCGTGGTCTGCGAGGCTGTGGTGAAGACCCTCGACGTGGACGGCACCGGCCTCACGCGGGTGCTCGTCACGAAGCCCAGCGGCATGACGTTCGTTACGCTCACGTCTTCGGGTGACGCACCCGGCTATTTCCAACGCAAGGAGGCGTGACATGGCCCTGCTCACGGACGCGTACATCGAGTCGATGCTGGGCGGCGGCACGCGTGGCCCTGCGCAGTACGCGGCCATCGCCACCGACAGCGGTGCACGCGCGGCGTACATCGCGAGCGCGGACTCTGTCGTGCTCAGCGCGTGCGTGAAGGGCGGCTATTCGAGCGTCACGCTGTCGCCGCAACAGCCGTCGAGCGGCGACGCCTTTGAGCTGCTGCGGCTCATCAGCTTCGGCGTCTGGCTGAAACTCGCGAGCTTCTACGCGCGCGGCGTCACCATCCCCGCGGAAATCGTCGCGACCATCCCTGACCCGTCAAGCATCTACGCCACCGATGGCGTGCGGCTCGACCTGCCAGGCCTGTCGCGCGACCCGCTCGGCGGCGACGGTGGCGCGGACATCATCAACGGCACCGAACTCACAAGCAGCGAGCGCATCTTCTCGACGCGCTCGCTCATCCTGTTCTGATGGCTGTCAGCTATCCACCGGGCAAGTCGCCGAAGGATTTGCATCGCAAAATCACGGCGATGGCTGCGCGCACGCAGGACATGACGCCCGCCATGAAGGTCGGTGCGGAAGCGGTGAAGCGGCTGATAACGATGCCGTACAACAACTACGTTTCGCCCGGTGGCGTGGCGTGGAAGCTGCCGCTCGCTCCTGCGACGATTGAAAAGCGGCGCAAGAACTCAGCAAGTCCACTGAATGACAGCGGCCACCTCAAGAAAAGCACGAACACCGCAAGCGGCGCGCGCAGCATCTTCTTCTTCGCGACTGCGAAATACGCGGGGTTTCAGCAGTTCGGGACAAAGAAGAAAAATGGCCAAGTGCATATTCCAGCTCGCCCGTTTTTGCCGATCACGCGCGACGGCGAGCTGGTCGAGACTGGCCAAGCTGGCGTCGTGTTCGACCGCATCTTCAAGAGCGTCGGCAACTACATCGTGAACGGGAAGGTGCGCTAATGGCTGCTGTCGATGACGTCGCCATCCGCACCGCGCTGCGCGAGGTGATCGAGGGCAAGATCGCGGGTGTGCGCGCCGTGCCCGTTGGCCTGCTGTCCTGCGATATCGCGGGTGGCGCTGACGACATGACGCTCTCGATGCGCACGACGGCGACGCCGCGTGTTGAGATCGCGGTCGCGTATCCAGTCTCGCCCGACAGGCCGCAGCAGCCCGTCAACCAGTGGTTCCGCGGCCTCGAGGTCACGCTGACCTATACCTATCTGCTCGACTCGCAGACGCTGTTTGCGGTCGACTATCAGGCCGTGAAGGCCGCGGCGGCAGCAGCCAGCGACCTCGTCGCGCAGGCGTACGCGTGGCCCGGCAAGCTCGCGACGACGTTTGCGGGCACCGCCACCGGCATCGTTTCCGGCGTGCTCGCGTGGCAGGGCACGACGGTCCTGCGCGATGATGCGCCGCGGTCTGGGCAGACCGAAGGCGGTGGCCTTTATCAGCTCGAGCAGCGATTCAGCGGCACGGTGCTCACGGCATCGGCAGTCGCGTAAGGAGAGATTCACATGACCGTTCAAGTTTCAGCGCTTGGCCGCACGAGAATCGCAGCCGAAGCGGCATTTGCCGTCGACGAGACAGGCACGCTCGCGAACTTCCTCGACCTGCCCGTGGTGGAGAATAGCGGCACTTTCGTTCCACTCACCGACCATCTTGAGCCTGAGCTGCAGCAGCAATACCTGCACAGCTACACGAACTCGAAGATGGTGCTCGCGAAGAAGTCTTCGACGCTGGCGCTGACGACGTACCTCGCGGGCACGGGTGCGCCGCAGGACGGCAACAACGCATGGTCCACGACGTGGGCGCTTGGTCGTCTGCTGTCGGCGCTGATGGGCGCTGCGTATCAGGGCACTCCGCAGGCAAGCGCAACGGCTGTCACGGCTGGCTCGACCACGTCCAGCGTCAACGTGACCGCGGGCCACGGCAACACGCTCGGCGCGCCCGGTGGCGCTTACGCCGTCGTGCTGCCAAGTGGCCTGATCGAAGCGCGCGAAATCCTGAGCGTCACGGCTAACGCAGTCGTTCCAAAGGTCGCGCACAGCACGGCTCCGCAAGCGGGCGCGGCTGTTTACTGGGCCACGACGTTCGGCCTGACGAACAACATCGCGGGCTTTCTTTCGACGCTGCAATTCATCGTCGAGGGTCAAGAGAGCGGCGATGAGTACGTCGGCCTTGGGATGCAGGGCACGATGTCGATCGATATCACGCAGGGGCAGATCGCGAAGCTGTCGACTCAGCTGACCGGTGCGTCGTGGGTGCGCTCGTCGTCGTTCTCGCTGAGCGCTGCGACGATCACGGATTTCTCTCCGATTGCGCACATGACGAGCGAGCTCATCCTCGGCACGGGCACCATCACGAGCACGCAGACGCGCAACGTCGTCTCGCACAGCAGCTCGACGTGGACGCCGGGGATGGCGAACCTCCCCGTGACGTCGCCAGAGGGCCCCGGAGATTCGGGCATCATCGGATGGAAGCGCGCGCGCGGTCGCGCAATCACCGGGCAAGTGCAGGTCTACGACGACACGGCTACGAACTGGATCACGGCCGACACGAATCGCACGGACCTCAGCTTGTTTCAGCAAGTCGGCATGACGACCGCTGGAATCGTGCTGCTCAGCGCGCCGACGATTCAGCTGTCGGTGGTGCCGCCGCGCACGCCTGCGAATGACCTGTACGGCCTCCTCGTGTCGTGGGCCGGTCGCAACGACGAGGCTATCGCATCGCCTAGCACCGACAACCAGCGCAGCGCGTTCCGCATCCACGTCTTCTGACGTGCTATCGTCGCGCGGCGCTTGAGGAGGCGCACCGCATGACGCACGAGACAGACCCGACGAAGCACCTCGAGTGCTACGTCAGTTTCGACCCAGCAATCGACCGCGCTGCGATGGGCCGTGACTTCGACACGCATTTCGGCGCGACTGGCGAGCGCATGAGTGACGTCGTGTACGGCTCGCGCGACACGAGATTGCTGCGTTTCGTTCCCGGCAAGCGAGCGAGCGTCTTCGTGCTGCGGCCGCTTCACGTCTACGAGCGCGCGCAGTGCGACTCGTTACAGACTGCGGAGGCGCGGTGGCTGCGCGCCATCAGCTACGCGCTGGTGCGCGCGGAGGTGTCGCCGCCGCTGGGTTGGAGGACGGAGGCGATCTTTCCACGCGAGAACGCGGACGGACGTCCCATGCTCGACGGTGATGGGGTGAATTACATTGCTCAGATTGTGGGCATTCACGCGATTTATGAAATCGGCGCGGTCGCATATGCGCGGAGCAAAATCGGCCCTTTCGTCGCGGTTTGTGCACCGCTTCCGGCTACCTCGGTGCACGAGCTGGTGGTGCAGTCCCTGTCCCGTGTGGACTCCCCCGCAGCGAGCACATCCGACACCTCGACCACCGACGCGGGCTCGACCTAGCCCGTCCGGAGGCCGCAGCGGTGCGTCAGGCGTGGGACTGTGACTGCGGCGGTGAGCGCCGCGCCCCGGTGCGTCGCGCGGCCCTGAGCGGCCTCGGAGCGTCCGTGGCGCGTATGCGTGACGGCGTCGTGCGGATGCTCGGTGAGCCGCCGACGTCGTGCCCGTGGCGCGCGTACGGTGATCCTGTCGTGGCGCAGGCGCTCGTGCTGCGGCGTCACTGGGCGAACGGCGCGGTCGACGTCGACCAGCAGATCGCAGTCGTGCTCGAGGCGATGCTGGCGATCGACGGCGCGCAGAATCACGTCGAAGCGCTGGATATGCGTGCGGAGCGCGAGCGGCGCGAGGCAGAGCGGCGCATGGCCGAAGCTCAGCGAAAGGGATGACTTCCGATGGCTGACTTCGACGTCCAAGGTAAGATCACGTTCGACTCGACGCAGGCGCAGACCGCGCTCAAGCAGACCGCGTCGAGCGCGGACCAAGCGGCGGCATCGACGGCAAAGGTCGGGCAAGCCGCACAGGCCGCGCAGCCGCAGATCGGCCAGTTTGGCTCCGCGCTCGGCCTTGCTGGTCAGGCTGTCGGACAGCTCGTGCCGGGGCTTGGGCAGGTTATCAGCGTCGCAGGCAGCGCGACGGGCGTCATCCAAGGACTCACGACCGCGGGCCTTGGTCCGCTTGGACTTGCGGTCGCGGCGGTCAGCGTCGTGGTCACGGCAGGCGTGTCGCTGTGGAAAAGCTATGGCCAAGAGCAAAGCAACACGGCAGACGAAACACGCAAGCTGACGCGTGAACTCTACAACGCTGCGGATGCGTTTGATGAAATCGAACAGCGACGCAAAAAGCAGCAAGAGCAGGCTGCACGCAGTAGGCAGTTGGCTCTCGGCATTGCAGCGCCAGAGCAACTTGATATCGAACGCCAGCGCTTAGCAGAACGTCTTGAACTGCTCGAACTGACTAATTTCTCAGGCGAAAACGCTCGCGAGATTCAGCGCATCAAAGACCAGCAGGCACGACTCGAAGAGAACGTGGCAGCAGCAGCAGCATTTCCCGAAGCGCCTGCTACTGCCGCAGCCGCGGCTAGTGAGCGCGCGACTCGACGCGGTGGCAGAGGCGGTGGTCGTGGTGGCGTTAGTCGGCCTACGTTGGAAGAACTAATGCGGGAGGCTGGTGGCGGTGGCGCATTGACGCTTGAGGGTCTTGATATGGAGACGCTCGGCCGCGAGCCTGAAGCCGTTGCCGCTATTCAGGCCAAAGAGGACGACGTCCAACAGCGCCGTTACCTCGAGCAGCTCGATCGGAATCGCGAGTTTCTCGAGGCGCGCGAGCGGCAAGAGGAAGAAGCAGCTGAGCGGCTCAAGTCGATCAACGACAGCGTGTTCCAAGCGCTTGAGAGCGCCTTTGCGAGCAGCGTCTCTGCGTGGCTGGACGGCAGCAAGTCGATGGGAGAAGCCGCGCTCGGCATGGTGCAGGACGTCGCGCGTGCGCTGACGACTGAGGCCATCGTGCAGGGCCTCAAGCAAACCGCGCTCGGCATCAGCGCGCTCGCGGTCGGCTCACCAACAGCGGCTGGTCACTTCGCGGCGGCTGCCAAATGGGCTGCGGTGGGCGTAGCAGCGGGCGTCGCGGGCGCGGCAACGGGTGCGTTCGGCGGCGCTGGTGGTGGCGGTGGCGCGCCCGCTGCGGCCACTGGCGGGCCAGCGCTGACGCCCGGCACGGCTGAGGGCGCAGGCACCACGGTCGTCATCAACTGGGGCAGTAGTGGGCTTGTATACGCCGCAGACCGCGCGCAGCTCGGGCGCGATATCAGCGGCATGATCAGCGAGGCGCACGGGCGTCTCGGGCGGGGGATGTGATGCCGCGTGATCTCTACTCGTGCGCGTGGGACTTTGCGCGGCTTGGCCTCGGCACTGTCGGCGGCGCGAACGCTGCGGTGTTCGGCGGCACGCTCACGGGCAACGTGGGATTCGCCAGCGGCGTCTATATGCATGGCAACGTGCAGGCGACCGTTGACGGCGTGCCGATCGCGCTTTTCATCAACGGCATCGAGGGCATCGTCGCGGGCCTCACCGTCACGTTCAGCGCGTCGACGTGCCGATATACGCTCAGCGCCGCGGGGAACTTTACGGTGACGTGGAGCGGCGCGCAGGGCGTCGCGATGCGTGACCTACTCGGCTTCTCCGCAAACCTCAGCGCGGCGTCGACGTACACCTCCACGCAGCGCCCGAAGTACCTCATCATCGCGCGCCTCGCTGGCCAGTCGCAGGTGCACGAGACGTACGAGCCCGCAGGGCGCATCTCCTACGCTGAGTCCGACAACGGGCAATCGTACAGCACGCACCCTGTGGAGCTTCCGACGTATCGCGACTGGGTGCAGCCCTTCGAGACGCAAGCCGGTCCCACCGACGCGGAGTGGAGCGCGAGTCCTGGCGTTGGCGGTACTGCGGTGCGCATCGCAGACGTCGGCGCGGCTACCAAGGTGACGTGGACGTGGGAGGCTTTCTACAAGCACCTGCGCGCGACGTTGCCATTTGCGCTCGTTGACCGCACGGCCGGGCTCAACGGCGCAAGCGTCTACAAGATTCGCGGCGACGCAGCGCACTTTGACCCGACGCGCGTGACGGCTGACTACGACGGTCACTGGTCGATGCCGCTGCAAACGCGGTCGATCACCACGCTTGTCGAGGTGCCATGACGTGGGCTGATGTCGCGGTGTCCGGCTCGGGCGCGATTGCGTTCCGGCTCGTCATCGCGGGACATCCCTACGAGTTCGTGTCGTCGTCGGCGCTCATCGGCGCAGGCACGGAGGACCGCACGCGCATTGGCGGCCTCGAGGCACGCAGCGTCCAGTGGGGCGAGTCGCTGGACCCTGCGGCCGTCAAGCTGCGTGCGAGCGGGTTCACTGCGCGCATCATCGATGACGGCTCGCATCGCACCGGCGACTCGTTCTCGCGGCAGCCGACGCGCATCAATTACCTGTCGTCGTCGGTGAGCGCGACGGCGGTGTCTATCCCGCTGACCAGCACGAACACCGCGAACGGCGATATCTTTTTCCTCGGTAATGAGTGCTTCAAGATTACGTCTGGCGGTGGCACTGCCGCGCCGACAGTGACGCGCGGCTATCGCGACACCATCGCGACGGCGCACACGGTTGACACGACGCTGGGCCTGACGCGGCCCGAAGTCACCTTTGAGGAGAGCGGCCTCGCCAACGGACGGCCGACTGTCGAGGGCAGCATCGCGTACCTGTACGCGTACGGCGACGGCGAGACGGGCGACGGCACGCTGGTATGGCGCGGCATCGTCGCTGCGCAGCCGAAGCTGCGCGACCTGACGACGTGGGAGGTGCAGCTCGACAGCATCGCGAGCGTGCTCAACCAAACGCTGAGCGCGGACCTCGCGGAGCCCAGTACGTTACGCGGAATCAATTACAACGCGCGCACCGCGCCGTTGTTTCAGATCAGCATTCTCGGGGGCGCTGACATCGACAGCGCAGTCGCGCACACAGCGACAGTCGGCGGCGCAGACCTTGAGGGCTACTACGAGACGCAGGAGGAGTTTTGCGCGGCTCTTGAGGCGCTGATTCGCACGGCCTCAAGCACTTGGGGCACGCACGCGCTCAATCGCACGTCAGGCGAGCGGCCGTCGCTGGTGCCGACTCCGACGACGACGAGCGCGTGGCGGTTTCTTTACTCGACGCCGTCAGGCTCTCACCGCTGGTGCAATGTCGACACGCTCAACGAAAGCTCTTCGCGCATCGATCCGGTCTACTCGGCTGGGCTTCCGATGGTGCGCCAAGGCGATGGCGTGCGCGTGTTCTCGGTGTCCTCGAGCCAATCCTACGAGCCGTATTCGTTTGACCGCATTGAGGGCGCAGGCACCGTGCCTCGCGGCTTTGTCGGCTACCTCAGCGCCGCCATCAGCACGCAAACCATCTACATCGGCGGCAGCATTACGCTCGCGACCGGCGACAGCGTCTCGCTTGAGTGGCCCGCGTTCGACGGCAAAGACGCGCTGACACGCCAGTACGACGTGCTCTCATGGGACTCCACGACGCGCAAGGCGACGCTGCGCGTGCGGCGCATTCCCGGCCTGATGCCGACAGCGCTCGATCGCTACTACACTGGCACGTCGGTGCCGACCGTCACCAGCTCGCGCACATACGCGGCCGAAGGCACCTTCGCAGACTTCCTCGTCGCGCTGACCACGGACTCGCCCACGTACGCACCATCGGGCCGTATGCCGCTGGTAACGACGGAGCACGTCGACACGAGCGCGATCACCACGACGGTCGACGCCGTCTCGCTGGGCCGCGACTGGCTGCGCGCGCGCACGTACGCAGGCGCATCCGACGTCAGCGTCGCGAAAATGATCGAGGACGAATGCAAGCTGTACGGGCTCGTGCCGTATGTGACCACGGACGGTCGGCTGGCCTTCCGCGAGTTTCGTGCGGGCGCAGCGACTGAAAGCACCAGCTACACCATCGACGCGAGCAATAATCTCAGTGGCGCGCAAATGCCGGGCTGGGAGCCTAACGCGTACGGCCTCGTCAACACCATCCAGCTCAAGACCGGATTCGATCCGTTGACGAGCAAGCACGTCGGCAGGACGTTCGTGGTGCGCGACGCGGCGGCGCTTTCGCGGAACCCGCTGCCCACGATGATGAAGATCGAGCCGCGCTCAACGTGGGCCGGTGACGCGGATATCCCGTACTCCGAAGTCCTCGCGATGGCGCAGACGTGGCTTGGCGTGCTGGGTGCCGCGTACTCCACGATCACCGTCGCGTGCACGCTCAGTGCGATCGACGCCGTCATTGGCTCGCAGGTCAGCGTCACCATCGCGCAGCTCCCTGACGTCGACGCTGGCGGTCGCGGCATCGTCGCGGCAAGCGGCGTCGTCATTGGGCGCAAGGTCAAGCCGCTTGATGCCGTCGTGGAGCTGACGGTGCTGACGACACAGGTGCGCGTCGCAGGCTATGCACCATCGTCGCTCATCGACACCGTGACGCTGGTGACCGGCAGCACGTACGATATCGTGCTCGACTCGTCGCAGCCTGCCGGATACGCAGCGACTGGCGCGTGGCAGACCGGCGACCGCGTGCTCATCGCGACGTACGACAATGCGACGCCGAGCGCCGCAGAACTCACCGTGACGACCGTGACCGTGTCGACGCGAACGGTGCGCGCCACGCGCACGGCAGGCACTATTCCCACCGGCACGCGCACGCTTGAGTACCATGACGCAACCATCGTGCAGGCTTTGCAGGAGCAATACGCGTTCATCGCTGTCGGTGCACCGGACAACGAAATCCCCTTCGCGAGCGGCGACGTGCCCCCGCGGCAACTGGCCAGCTGAGGAGCTACATGGCAAAGGTATCAAGCGTCAATATCGACTGCTCGACTCGACAGGGCTCGCAGCTGCTCTTCGATTTGAAGACGCTTCTGCTGGCAAACGGCTGGACGATCGTCGGCACCAGCGATGGCACGACGGCGACGAACGCAGCCTCGCCAGATCGCGTAAATACGGTCGCGCTCTTCGACGTGGCGAACGCGTGGTACGTGCTGGTCGACGCGGCGTCGAAGGTCTGGCTATACGTGCAGCGGCGCGGCGCAAACACGACATTTTCGATCAAAGTTTCGCGTGCGGCGCCGCAAGCCAACGGGACCGCGACGGCGCTTCCGACGTGCGCCACCGCGACAGACGAAACGACCATCGTCAACAACGCAACTCTGTTCAATTCGTCTGGATCAGCGCGCGGACACCTCGTCACGTACGACGCAGCCGAGAATGCTGCGGGAATCCGGCCGTTCTATGCGCTGATGACGGATGGCACTTCGACGCTGCGCGGGTCGCTGGTGGTAGAGGCCATCGCGAACAGCACGTATGATCCGTCGAACGCGCACCCGTGGATCGTCGCGGCTGGCGCCGGAAATGCGGGTTTCGACTTCACCGGCTCTCTATGGACGTATTACTACTCGCCGACGACGGTTTGGACGACTGCCGACTGGTCTTTCCCGGTGTATGGCGCGTCGAGCACGTCGAACAACACTGCGGTCGCGAGCCCGTGGGGCAGCGGTGATACCGCGATTCCTGTCATGATCGGGCGCGGCTCCGCGAGCTCGCCAGCAAACGTGCTCGGCTTCCTGAAAAATATCAGGTTGGCAAGTTTCTACCGAAACTATCCAAACACGTTCACAACCTCGGGCGGCGAGCGCTACGTCTACGCGGTCTATTTCATCGTTCCGTTTGCAAACGGTGTGCAGCCGCTCTGATACGTCATGGCCGACTACACCGGATATCTGCTCGAGCTGCTGCCGACGGAGTTCGGAGAGACTCGCGACTACACCCTCGAGCTGCTCGAGGTTACGTATGGGCTCGCGAACGCGCGCGTCGGCGTCGTCAACTCGACTCTCGGCGCGCTGACGCTCGCGAGCACGGGCATCTCGCCGCGAGGTTTGATACGCGGCATTTCCACGACGCTCGCGGATTACGAGGCGCAACCCGTCCGCACGTCTACGTGGCGCAGCATCGCGAACAACTGGAATCACACCGCGGACGAGCGCTCGCGCACGCTGGTCTGCTGGGCCGCTGAAAGCACGACCACTGGCGGCATCGGCAACAGCAAGGGCTCAAGCGTCTGGGGGCGGCTCGTGAGCTTCGGGCCGTTCCCGTTGCTCGTCGGCGCTGATGGCAGACCGTACACCGTGCGTCTCGCTGTTGGCGGCCGATCGACCGCGAGCGCGTACCTCCGCATCGGCGTGTGCATCGCGGGCACCGCGAACGAGCAAATGGGACTCACGACCGCGCCAGCGAACGTGCTTGAGACGGCGGCCTTCAACAACGCGACCAACCTCTGGCGCATTGACGGCTACGTCACGCTCGACGCGGAGTTTGTGAATTACGCCATCGTGAATGGGCTGTCAGGCACGTCGCCGTCAAGCGTCGCTGCGGTGCTCGTGACCGTCGAGGTCTGGGCGAAGGCAGTGTCCACGTTGAGCGTGTACGCCACGCAGGCATACGCCGCAGAGCAGGTGCCGCTATGACCGCGACCGTACCCGCAGCGCGCACCATCATCGCAGAAGCCGACGTCGTCACGGGGCAGGCTGTACGCGCGAGGACGTGGCTTGACGCGGGCGAACTGGCCAACTGGTGCGGCGGAAACGGCGAAGTGCTCGTGCCTGCGTTCGCGCCAAACTTCGCGATTGCCGCGGGCTCGACCGCGACGTGGTATTTTCGCGTCACGCCACCGGGGCGCGCGGTGCGCCGCACATGGCACTTGTGGCTAAGCGGTAATGCAGTGCTTGAGTTCAAGGACACGTCGAGCGCCACGCAGAACTACATCATCGCGGACTCGGGCACGCTGCTCGTGTATCAGGAAGATTTGAGCGCGAAGAGCGCCAGCCTCCAGACCATCAACTTCACGCTGACCAACGCGGCATCGAGCGCGACGGTCACGGTGCTCGGCGTGACGTGCTTTGAGGCTCCGCGCATTACGCTCGACGGTGACGCGGCAGACCTCGGCGTCGAGCTCACGACGCTACAGGTGCGCGAGCCCATCGAGGCGCGCGATTACTCGTCAATCGTCGGTGTCGCGCTGGCGCTCGCAAGCCCGCAGCGTCGCCAGTATTTCAACATCGCGCGACCGCGCACGACGACGGACGCGTGGTCGACGACGAGCGGAACCTTCGCGAGCATTTTGCTTGAGGTGCCGATTTTGGCGCGCAAGGTCTATCGCACCGACACGACCGGCAACGTGCGTTTCGCGGTCTACGTCAGCGCCAGCGATGGCGCGACGAGCGGCGAGATTCGCGTCACAAACAACGCGACGACGTCCACGATCACCATCGCTGCAACGACACCGGGCACCGGCTGGTCATGGGTGACCGGCGACTTCGCTGCCGACATTCTCTGCGAGGATCTGACGCAGGCCACGGGCTGGCCTAGCGGCGCGCTGCTGACGAGCGTGTCAAAGACGCTGA